TGAATTGCTGCGTGACCTAAATACGAAACACGAGGAACTCTTAGAGAAGATTTCAGACTTGGAAGCCACAGAATCAGACCGCGCCGAGTATAAGGCCGTCAAGGATATGATTCTGAGATGGGCGGACAAGATAAGCCGCTTTGAAGCGGAACTTAACAAAGTGAAAGGGGAATAAATTTATGGCAGAAGGCGAAACAACCATACCCGCAACAGAAACAGCCGTTACTGAGCAAGTGACCGATGCTGACCTGGGTGCCGCATGGGAGAACGACCAGGGAGCCACAGGGGAAACACAAATTGAAACACAGGGGGAAGTAGCAACAGAGGAAACGCAAGAAGTAGAAGGCACCGCAGGGGATATAGAAGGGCAGGAAGATGATGGGATTCCCGATGAACCCGCCGATAACCGTGAACGGTCTCGGCTTGGAAGACGGATGAAGTCACTCGAAGATACCCTATCTAATATTTCCTCTAAATTGGACACCATCGGGAAACCAGCCACCGAAGAGCAGGGGTTTGTTGCACCAGTACAGACCGTTTATGGAGACGACTATTTGGCGCAACAGATACAGAGTGCAAAGGAGCAGGGTATTATACCGGACATCATTACCACACCGGAAGATATTATCCGAACCAACAACTTTGTGAACTCTGTTAATCAGCATATGCAACAGAGATACGCCCAAGGTTATCTTGGTGAAACATCGAGGTTACAGACGGCTGGCAAGGTGACTGATACACTACATGATGAGATAATGGCGGAATTGAAATCAACAACTTCTCCGTTCAATACCCAGCATACGGGTAATCCTACGATCGATGCCCGTATCAATTATGCAGAGGCAAAGGCGGCTATCCTTGCGAAACAGGTAGCAACTCCTAAGACTGTGTTTAAGGGTAAAGGTGCGGAAACCGCAACAGGTGTAACAGCGTCAACACGGACAGATTCAAAGGTTGATGATATGCCGACTCTTGACGAGAAGGCGAACGAGTTCATCAGACTTACCGGGATGAAACCGGAGTCTGTAAAGGCAGCGTTGAAAGAACCTATGCCATTTCATCTAAGAGGTACAAGTGGAACAAGGTAGATACACCCGATATTCAAAGACCAAACTTCCTAAACGAAAGAAAACCATTCGTGTCCCAGGCAGTTTCGAGGACAAGAATAAGTATCTACGCTGTTGGAATTGCGGGTTTATTGTGAATACCGAACGTGATCTTGGTTCATCTGACCGTGATGGAAATTACTGCGAGGACTTTGCTATTGAAGGACAAGCAGTAAATGGCTCTGGCTCAAACACTGTTCTTGGGATGGATACTTTAGACGGTATGGGTATCATCTTAGAGAATGGGGCGGATGGTGATCCTATCACGGATTACTACACGCCACGAGTCCCGAAGGTGTCACATGGTTGCCCACTGTGCGGTGTCGCATCGTTTTAGTTAGATAAACATAACGCTATTCAACAAGTGAAGGCGAATTGAAGCAGAAATGCTTTGGTTCGCCTTTTTTCGTTTAAGGAGGATCGACAATGGGATTTACAGTAGTTGAAAATGAAATCAGGCAAATTTGGGCGCCGGTGGGTCTTAGTGCTGCGGATACCGCCGATACACTTTATGAGGGGCAGATCGTATCTTCTCTCATCGCGGCAGGCCAACCAGCGGGAGAGGGGTTAACCCCCATCAATGCGGCGGCAGGACATAGTGACACGACTGGAAGGGCAGTTCCGTTTGGAGTGGTGCTTGCTGGGAATGATGCTACTCCTACCTACAACAGTACCTACAAGGGGATGTCAATAACGTCTGTCAAGACACAGGCGGAACAGTTGGCGAGAGACTTTCGCGGTGCCGAGGGGATGTATAGTAAAGGTGATCCGGCTGCGCTGGCAAAGGTTTCCGTCATTGGTCCCAGCACCATCTTGAAAGGCCCCATCTTCTTGGCTGCATACGGTACTGCACCCACAGTTTATACCAATACTGCGGCCAGTTCCGGTGGTGATACCATTACCACAACCGCTACCGCCATGACGCCCGTAACCTACAATACCACATGGTACTGCCGTACCGGTGCTAACAAGGGATTGTACCGCGTAGCTTATAGTACGTCCACGACTTCCCATACCTTCTATATCCACTTCCCGTACACCATCGCCGTTGGAGATACGTTTGTCCCGGTTTGCCTGCGAGTAGGTACTTGCCTGGCGAACTTCGATGCAGAATCTACGTTCATCGAACAGCAACCAGCTACGGGGACTAACGATTACTCGCTCGACGTTCTGGAAATCAACCTGGAAAAGGCCGGTGAGGAATACGCGATTTTCAAATTCAACGCAGATCAATTCTGCGCCATGAGAGCATAAGGGGGTGACACAATGGGAAGTCCGATAATTAGTGAAAATTTCATAAAGTTACTTGATAGGCGGCTGCGTGAAGTAGCTGAAAACGAGTGGAAAGAACTACCAACTATGATCCCTCAGATATTCCGTTCCATACCGTCTGACGGGGCATGGGAGGAGTTTTTTAGTGTAGGTGCAGTTGGTAACTTTCCCGCATTCAGTGGGAAACTCCAGTATGGGGCTATTTCTCCCGGTTACTTGAATAGGATTGAGCCGAAAGAATACGCGCAAGGTCTTACCTTTGAACGTAAATTCCTTGACGACAAAAAATACAACGTCATGTCTGACGCGGCGGCCTCTCTTGGCGAAGCGGCGCAGAGGACAAGGGAAACATTCGGTGCGGAAATGTTCGCCAATGCGTTCAGTTCTGCATTAACCTTCCAGTATTCAGAGGAGGGGGTTGCTCTTTGTTCTGACAGTCATACCACAAAGTCCGGTGTTTCTACCACTACCGGGTTCGATAATGCCGGCACGGATGCTTTGAGCGCCACTTCTCTTGCGGCTGCCCGTCTTGCAATGCGCCGGTTCAAAGGCGACATTGGCCAGAGAATCGTTATCGAACCGGATACACTGATTGTCCCGGATAATCTCTACGATACCGCTTTGGAGATCGTCGGCACTGACAAGGGGCTTTATTCGGCGGAAGGCACGGTCAACGTCCAGAAAGGGCGATTCAAGGTTATTCCTTATCTTCGTCTTGACGATTACGACACCAACAACTGGTTCCTCGTGGATAGCAAGATGATGAAGAAAGACCTGCTTTGGATTGATCGTACTCCCTTTGAGCCTAAAACCACAATCGATTTTGATACCTTTTCCGTGAAGTTCAGTGGTTATTTCCGCAGTGGTTGCGGATTCAAGGGGTGGAGATGGATTTATGGAAGTAATGTAAGTTAGTAAAATAGTTACATAACGCTACTTAACAAGTAAGGGCGGGTTGAGAGTTAAAACCTCTTAGTTCGCCCTTTTTATTGCCTCTGAGAGAAGGTCTTGCAATGCCGGAGAAAACCTGATCGTCAGGGTGAATATCAAGGAGGATTACAGATGCAAAAAGGTCTTATAAAAACAAGGGGTATACCGATTATGCCAACCATCCCTGGGTTACCGTTTACACAGGGTGACATCTGGCACGTTAAACCATCATCTGGGAGTGATAGTAATTACGGCGACCATCCGTCATCCGCTTTTAAATCACTGTCTTATGCACAGACTAAGGCAACGGCAAACCAGAACGATATTGTGTTGATTTATGGGGAATCCAACACAGCGGCAAGCACGTTTGATTTTCTAACGAGTGCCCTTACTTGGAGTAAAGACGCAACTCATATTATGGGGGTTGGTGCAAACCCGTTTATCGGCAAAAGGGCGGGTATAAGAAACTCTACATCGGTTGTTACCATTGAAGATTTATTCACCGTTTCCGCTAATAACTGTTTGATCAAAAACATAGCGGTGTTTCATGGGGACGTAACCAGTACGGCTACTGCTCCAAGGGCTATGGTTATATCGGGGGATAGGAATAGGATCGAGGATTGTCAGATTTCTGGTGCCGGAGACACTGGCGGTTCAATGGACGTTGCTGGTGCGCGGTCACTTGCTATGACGGGAGCCGAAAACCATATTGTTCATTCATACATCGGGTTGAATACCGTTATTCGTGGAACGATGACCACGGAAGTCTATCTCACTACGGGGGCAAGAAACGTATTTGAAGACTCTATGATTGATAGCTACACGTCTCTTAGTACATTCAAGGCTTTAACTGTTGGTGCTTCTGACAGATTTGTTCTGATTAAAAACTGCATCCTTAACACCGTAACAGGCATTACAAGCGCGGTTGCACCCACGGGAGCCATTGATTCAGGCTCAGTAAACGGTAAAGTTTTGGTTTTAGGTGGCATGGTGTCTGGTTATGCCGATGTTACTACGGCAGATGACAGCAAGACGTTGATGCTTACCTACTCCGGTCTGGCTGCAAATGTTGTTGACCAGGGCGTTGCAAAGGCTACCGACGTAGCTTAACGGTTAGAAGTGATGGGCGGCACTATATCCGCCTTTATTTAATATAAAGGAGAATTTATGGAACAAGTTCAGGCTGCTCCTATAGCAGATTTAGGACGTAAGTATCAGATTTTCGGTTCTTTGGATTTAGACGACAAGGGGAAAGTCCGGTCAACTTATCCGAGTTGGTATTTCGGACACATGACGGAAAATCTCAAGCAAGATGTGCAACACATGGAATACCAAATTGACAATGACCTTCTGCCCCGTTCCGAAGTTGCGATTACGAAAGACCGGTTGGCGACTAAAAAGAAACAGTTAAGAGAGTTAGAAGGTGCCGCACCCAATATTATTGGTAAGGATAGGGACAGGGTTGCGAAGATACGTGATGATTTAGGCACCGTCATATCTGAGTCCATGTTCAGTCGTGACCAGATGCGTAAAGGGTTGGCCGATGCCGCTACGGAAATGAAACGTAAAACAGAACCCTGCATAAAATTACCTGCTGAAGTTCGCCAGTTTGCCGAAGCCTGCAATGTGAAATTGACAAAGGGGATGGCTACCAGGGACGGCGCGGCAAAGGCGTGGAAGATTGCCTCGCGGTTGTTAGGGGAAGGTTCAAATATAGAGGTCTTACGTAGAGACTAAAGGGGGTTCCTGAATGGACGGAAAGACCCTAACGGAAGGATTGGCGCAACTACTTTTAGAAGATAGTTCGACTTCTTCCTTTTTGGATTCCAAGACTTCCTATGACGCGATCTATAATGCCGCGGTGGAGTTTTGCAGACGGACGCAGATTTACAAATCGTCTCAAACTATCACAACCGTAGCAGACCAGGCGGCCTATGACCTGAACCCTGATTTCTTGAGTTTGTATCTCAAGAATGACCGTAACGAGTTTGCCTTAAAGCTGTATGACGGTTCTGCTTATAACTGGATCAAGTTTAGGGATTACGACGGCATTTACCTTGCCAATGAAACCGAGTCAGTTGCGCTTCCTTACAATTTCGCCATTCGGACAAAGGAAACACTTTACACGACACTGACAGGCACGGCTACTTCTGCCGGTGCTTTGAGTAATGGAGAGGCGACTTTAACGGATTCTGCCGCGCCCTTCACCGATGTCAAGGTTGGCGATTTTGTCCACAACACCACAGATGGGGCGCACGGCATTGTCATATCAGTCACTTCTACTTCCGCATTGGTAACGGCTATGTTCGGCGGTACTGAAAATGATTGGGATTCTTCCGATGCCTACATCGTCATGTCTCAGGGCAGAAAACAATTATATCTCGATCCCCCGCCTTCTACCGCCGGATATAGCGTCTATATCCCTTATGTTCAAAAACCGGAACCCGTCTATTCCCTGTATCGCGCATACCGTTTAGACCGTCAATATCAGATGGCGATCATCATGTATGCCGCATGGCTTTACAAGATGAGGGATGGGAAGGCCGATTACGCCAATAGGTATTATCAGTATTTCGATTCTGAATGTCGGAAGGCGGCAAAGACGGAGAACCTTAATCAAGGCCGTCCTAATCTTCGCGTGAATATGATGAAACGTAGTTTAGGCTCGAGGAGTTACGTTTAATGGCGGATACTAAAACTTATCATAAGACTATACCGTTTTCGGGTAAGTTCACAACGAATGATCCGGCTACTATAGGCGAGAACTTCCAGACCTTGACGAATCTCCGTTATACCGACACGCACGTTAAGGGCGTTCAGGGTATGACAAAGATAAACACGGCTGCCTTGACGACCTATCTCAAGACCAGGAACGCTTTTCATTTCAAGAAGTCGCAACCGGCTGAAAGTCACGTTTTGATTCAGGCGTACAATACCGGGCTGACCGCCTCTCAGATATTGCAGAACACAACGGCGATCCCCTCGGCGGGTGCGTTTTCCGGTACGGCATTATGGACAGATTCGGCAGGCGCCGGGACGGGTTACTTTTCCGAAGCTCCCGATGGACAAGTTGTTTATTGCAATGGCGTGGACACTTGCTTGTGGGGTGGTTCTGAGAGGAATTGCGCGGCCTTTATCACTTCAACCGCAGCAATAGCCGATGGTGGAGTGGCAACAAATCCTAAAGATTACACCGATATTATAAATAACACAAAAACTGATAGTCTGAACACCGTTCTGATAGGGAGTAGCGCGTCATCATACCCTGCCGCACAATCGGACACCTATGTCAAAGCGACAACAAAACTCAGCACAAGTTACTGGCCTTATTTTGCGACAGACCCGACAAAATTACTTACCGGGTCAGATGTGGCGAATACATGGGNATCAGTTAATGGGACTGTTACAAATCAGCGGTTTCATATCGATCTTGGCNCTGCCACGGTTATCAAAAGAATTTATTATGAGAATTTCCGCACAGCCGCCGGGAATACGACATTAGGCGTTAAGACATTTGTGTTTCAAGGCTCTAATACGGGGGCTGGTACATTCGATGATTTGGTATATGCCAATGATGGGGGTTGGACAACCCTTGTTTGCTCACAAAACACATTCGATCAACACGCGGCTGGTGATGTAGCAGACCCGAAATATATCACGGTAACTAACACAACCGCTTATCGTTACTATGCCTTTAAATTTGCCGATAACTGGGGTGACGCGACCAATATGGGCGTTAGGAGGATTGAACTTAAAACCAGCGAGTCCAACGATTCAACTTTCTGCCTTGGTTCTCCTCGCCCGTTACAGGGCGGAAAAATATATGTCCAAACGGCTAATTTAACAGCAAGTACTCTCACTGGCAAAGAGTGGGATGGAACGGCATGGACGTCGTTAACGATAACCGACAACACGGATACTGGGGCTTCCCTCGCTGTTACTGGAACGGTAACATTCGCATCTACTGTGGCAACATCAAAACCTCAGTATCTTGAGGGTAATTTTCTATATTGGTATCAATTCACTTTATCAGCAGGTGAGGCAAGAATTTATCGGGTAACGCTCAATGCACCATTTCAGCCGATTGTTGACTTATGGGATGGTGTTTATAGAGAGGTTGCGGCATTCTATAAATACACCACGGTCTATCTTGATAATTCCATAAATGTTCTTGCCGATGATTATAACGTAGATACGCCATCTACTTATTGCGATTTAAGCAGCATGGCTGCGTTCTCTACTCCAAATAACTGCATGGAGATAGGGTTTGCAGAGAAGCAATCCGCTTTACGGTTCATGTTCGCACCGGATTATGTGAACACTACCGCCGCCACTACCGCCACAATAGATTACTGGACGGGTGAAACTTATACTTCTGTTGGCACGATTACGGATGGGACAAGCGAGGGCGCCATATCCTTTTCAAAAAATGGTGTTATCTCTTGGAATAATAACTCGCTCGTAAATGAAACTAAAAAAAGTGTTTCCAATAGTCTACCCCTTTATTTCTACCGTGTCCGGTTCGACAAGGCGATGGATGCTTCGGTTCGCCTTAACTATGTGGGTGGTGTAACGGCTCAAAAGACCATGAGTTTCTACAAATTCCCCGTATTCGCGCAAGGTAGAGTTCTGCTTTGCGCCGATATGAGTAAGGAGAAGAACAAGGCCACTGTATCCGCAAAGTATATGCCGCACGTCTATAACGGCGAGGATTCGGTTGATGTTTATTTCGGTGAAGAAGGGGAACTCACATGTGGAACGGAACTATTCAGCCAATTCGGGTCAAGTATGTATTCCCTTGTCCTGATGTTCAAGGACACCGAAACATGGATTATGGCGGGGACGGACATTAACCAGTGGGCGGATAATACCT